GAAACTTTATTTCGGATATTGGAATCAGGAGAGTTTAGAAAATGGACAGAGTTTACGGAGCTAGGGTCGTTCAAGTGGAGCCCAGCTTTGCAGCGGATGCTCCCTCAGGATACCCGACCGACGGGTCCAGCAGCGGCGGCCAATTGGCGACGGTTCCGACAGCTCCTTGGTACAACGCAGTTACCGAGGAAATTAGAAACGCGATCGTCGGAGGCGGAATAGACCCGGAGAGGAACACCTTAAACCAGCTTAATCAGAGTATTGAAGCAAGACTGGCCGCATTGGAAGAAAAGCTGACCGGTATGATCAATGCTGTATCCGGGAAGGTAGATAAGTTTGAAACCTTTCCTCCGGGATTCATTATTTACACGGGCAATTTTATTAACAGTCCCGTCTGGCTTCTTTGTGATGGTCGAGCTGTGAGCAGGTCTGCCTATTCAGGTCTTTTTAAGGCCATTGGAACGACTTGGGGAGCCGGCAACGGAAGTACGACGTTCAATGTGCCGTACCTATTAGACAGAGTGCTCTGGGGCTCTAACGTGCGCCCGGGAGAATATATTGACTCAGGCGCCCCCGGGATCTCCGGCGTAATTGGTGACTTCAATGCCTATGACAACGACACCAGCATGGTGTCAGGCGCCTTTTGGAGAACATATACACGCAATAACCAAGGCTCAAAATCCGGTTCTCACGACCAACACTTTAAGGTGGAATTTAACGCGAACCGCTGCTCTCCTGTCTATGGACGAACCGGGCATATTCAGCCGCCGGCGAGCCGAGCGCCTGTTTACATCCATATTTAACAAGCTCCGAAAGGAGCTTTTTTAATGCTCAAAAGGAATAAACAATGAAAAGGCTTTATTACGCGGATGCATCTCCTACGCCGCCCTCCCCGCCTCAAAATCCTTCCTACGGCTACCCTCAGGACGGGGATCGCTCAATCGGGAAACTGCCTACGACGTTAGGTGCTTATTGGCACCACATGATCACGGAAGAATTTATGGCCGTGATCGAAGGTGCCGGACTCGAGCCGGATGAAAACAACCTTCACCAGTTGGCTGACATCTTCGAGGATTTCCGATCCCGGGCTACAGCCTCCGAGCAATACAAGTTAGCTGCCGAAGCCGCAGCAAATAGAGCCGAAGCCTCGGCCAATGGAGTCGTAACTGAGACTGCGGCAAAAATCTTGGAGATCCAGCTGGCGGGAAACACGCAGATTGCGGCTATTGAAGCCAAGGAGTCAGACGTTCAGGATGACATCGCCAGTGCCTTACAGCAAATGGAATCAGCGCTGTCTGATTACATCGATCAGCTGCAGGCGGAAGGATCATCGCAGTCGGTCGCTGTAGTGCAGCAGGCTCAGTCTCTTTTAGCTCAAATCCAAAGTTATGCGTCTCAGGCTCAGAGCGCAGCCAATGCAGCGGCCGCTCAAACCCGTGAAGAAATCATCAATTCTGTGGTTTTGACCACAGAGCAAACGCTATCCGATTCAGCCAAGAGCCAAGCGCGAACCAATATCGGTGTCCTTTCAGCGGTTGAAGCTTATCTGGTAGGAATTTTCAAAGAGTTGTGTTTGGAAAATGGAGCAACCCAGGCAGAGATTGATGCAATCGAGGCTCAGCAGAACGCCTCGTAAGGAGAAAAAATGTCTTTAGAAGAAGTCAAAAAGAAATATTTACAAGAGGCATTAGGAAAGCCGATTCAAAAATATGGAGTCGATTTGGGAGGCGGACGCTTCACATCCTTGTCTGATGCCGCAGGCTTTTATGCCGAATCTTGCCCGGAACCGGTTACGGCAAAAGTAGAAAAGAAATATCTTCGCTTTGGTTACGTTGCTGAAGAAATTCCGATCGAGGTAATCAAGAAACCAAAAGGATTCTTGGGAAATCGGCAGCTTTACACATTCACGACTCCGGATCTGAAAAACGATAACTTAAAAGTTGATGCTCTGGATAGCCCGTTGATCGGAAAAGTAACGGTGAAGTTTAAAGCTGGCCAAAACTTTGCTGTTCGCACGGAGAAGATTAATCAGGCGTTGTATCAAAGTTCCGATGGTTGTTTCTATACGAAACCTAATCTTCCGGAACAAAGAGACGATTTTTGTTTAGAAAAGTATTCGGCTGAAATCAAAGCAGAGCGCAACGCAAGAATCTCGGATACAGACGACTATGTGAAACTGCCTGACATCACCGTGGCGCGGTCAGCAGGAGCCAAACGTTCTGCTTTGGAAGATGCAGACAGAACTGCCCTTGAGACCTACAGACAAGCCTTGAGAAGCTTACCCGAGGCGCAGGGCTTCCCGTTCGTAGCGTGGCCGACATTCCCGACAGCTCTTGCTTACGAGCTACAGCAGAAAGTCAACGCAAGACAATCTATGAGACAAGGAGGATTCAATGCTTAAAGAATTAGCCAGTTTGCTGTGCAGTTTATTTGTACCACGTCGAGCTGTAAGCTGCGTGGGGGGGGTAACTATATATGGGAAAAGGTCGCAAGAGATAGGTATTTCTGATTTCATTTCAGGAAATATCCTAGTTCATACAGCTACGAGCACTGACGCTTTTATTTATGTCGCTCCAGCAGACGGGGTTGCCTGGATTTATGCAACGCAAGCGATATTTGTTGGTGTCCGCAATAAAAACCAAGATTATTGGCCGACCCTAACAAGACTCCAACTACCTGGCTCCAATCTTGGAGCATACATGTACATCAGAAAAGGACAGCAAGTTGAATACCACTATGGCATGAGTGCCGGAATGGTTTATTGCTATTTCTGCCCAATCTAATAACGCCGAGCATTTAGGCTCGGCAAGGAGCTTAAATGCTAAAACAACTTATTCAGCGGCTACTCGATAGCCGAACGACACCAGCACAGGCGGGACACGCTTCTAAGCCCGGCTCGGCAGTACCTGTAGACTACAACCCTTCAGCTTCAGTAGACAACTGGGGACCGGTTTTATCTAATTCAACCACGGTATCAGATGGTTATATTTGGGCCGTGGGTCGTACTACATCCGATAAAGGATTTTTCCAGATAAATACTCAGGCGTTGCAAATTACGACTACAGGGACATCTAATCCGGGAGGTGAAATCCTGAATTTATTCACGCCCGTTTCAAAAGGGCAGCGCTTTTCTGTTTATGGCCGATACCTAGAGCAAATTACCGTCCGATTAGTGAAAACCATCGGGGGGGGGGTATAATATATTTGTTCGGAGGGTTCTGTCATGCTTAAAGCCCTCGTTCAACTTTTCGCCGAAAGTTTTCTCAAAAGCAAGTATCCTGACATTGCTTACCAATGTGGGCCGGGTACAACAGTACAGAACCAAAACGTTCAGGGAGGAGGTCAACAAGATATCATTGCCCCATTTAGTGGTTGGGCCGTGTTTCAGATTGGAGGGGCTAATGACGTCGCCAATAAGTGGTTCAGACTTGAAAACTCCACAAGAAAGGTTAGCTATCTCACTAACGTCACTAGTGGGTGGAAATGGGCCTCGATCCCGATACAGAAGGGTGACACAATCATTGCGGATCTTGGCGTCTACTCGGGTTCGGGGAACCTTACTTTTGTTCGCAACGAATCGTCTAAATAACCTCCAAACAGGAGGCGCATTATGCTGAAAAACATTCTGAGCCTCCTGCTGAGCAGGTTCTACAGCAAACAGGAATCCGAGCTTGTAGGACATCAGGCAATGCCTTCAACCAACAACGTGATACTTACTCCGACAACTACGGTTATTGACGGATGGAGTTCTGTTTTCAACGGAGTTGCCCCAACTGATGGCTTCGCGTGCATAAGGTTTACGGCAGACACTGCCACTTGCATTGCCTCAGCCCAAACAACGAACATAAACGTCTTTACAACTCCGCAAGTTGTGGGAGACATTCTTTTGTGCGCCTGTCCGGTAGCCAAAGGGCAAGTCTTTACGTTATGCGCTAGACAAGCTAAAAACATTGAATGCTGGTTTACTAAAACCATCGGAGGGGGGGCAATCTCTTAAGAACGCTCTTCTGCAAGGAGGTGGCCTATGCTTAAAAACTTGGTACAGCTCTTTGCGGAGAAGTTCCTTGTTAGTAAGAAGGAGTGGGTCGCTCAACAGCGTAACACGGCACCCTCAAACACTGTCGAGCTTTCGCTTCCAAACGATAATAACTTGCATACTTACACTCCACCAGCGGACGGTTTGCTTGTGCTTGGGCAATCTTGTTCGTCAGGAGCTTGTTACTTGGAAGTCATCGCCTCTGGTGCGAGATTTAATCTCGATCAGTCAGGCACTGGAATTTACCAAGGTTTTACAGTGCAGGTTAATAGAGGCCAAACGGTTTCTTTCAAGGCAACCGCAGATAACCGAGGACATTATTCGATCCTTCACTTCATCCCGTTTGTCAGTCAAACGTGAGGTGGGTTTAGGAGGTGCGTCATGCTGAAATCATTGTTTACGCTCCTCCTCTCTAAGTTTTTTAAGAAAACGGATTTAGATTTCATTGTTGGCCAGGTAATGCCAGATGGGTGGTATAGACGAATCGTTGTAAAAGAAAGTGCAATGGGAAGTTTTACGGGGAACTACACAGCTCCCACGAGCGGATATTTTTGCATTACCGGCGGAAACGGAATACTCGTTATAGCGATTCAAGCGCCCGTTCATTCTCGCATCCAAACAAACGAATCCAGCCTGTTGCAATGGCCAGCTGTCTATATTCCAGTAAATAAAGGTAGCACTTTAGGTTATCAAATTACTGCAAGCACTAATCAAACTGAGGGAACCACAATCTTTTTTGTTCCTTCCATTGGAGCAACGGCTTCTTAAACACTCCGCCCCTCGACTTGAGGGGCTTTCTTTTTTTATCTAAATATCGGAGGAAAAATGCATCTACTAAATCGACGACATAGGGAGATTGAGAGATGTGGGATCAATTTTTAAGCCGTCTTAACAGTTTTGATTCCGGCGTTCTCAAGAGTTTCTTTTTAACCATTGCTGGATGTTTTACTTCCCTCATAAGCAGTCTCATGGGGGAGCATCAAAACCTTTTCTACTGGTTGTTTGGCTTTGTTGTCTTCGACTATCTGAGCGGGATCGTAGCCGCTGCCAGAACCGGAACTTGGTCGAGCCGTGTCGGACTCAAAGGGTTGATCCGGAAATTCATCATCCTCTTAGTTGCTATTGGGTTTCATGGAGTGGATCAGATATTCAATGAACCATGGATCGGGGCGTGGGCAATTGGTGCTCTTTCTCTGAATGAATTGATCTCAATTCTTGAAAACGTTGAGAAAGCGGGGTTCGGTCAAATTATTCCCCACAGAATCAGAGAAATGTTGGAGACCGTTCAAACTGAACACGAAAAACGCATCAAAGGAAAGGTTCATTTAGGAGGGAATCAAAATGAATGAGGAAAAATTAGCGTTTTCTCAATGGAACCCTCTCATCGCAGAGGATTTTGTTAAGAAGTGGGAGGGTCTGCGATTGAAGGCCTACCGTTGTCCGGGAGGCACTCTCACTATCGGCTATGGACACACAAAAGGGGTTAAATCTGGTCAAATTATCACCAGACAAGAGGCCGAAAAGCTGATTCGCGATGATTTGATCGAGCACGCCGAGGGACTTGCCCCTTACGTTACTTGCAAACTGACTGAAGGACAGTACATCGCATTATTAGATTTGGCATTTAACCTGGGAGTGAGCGCAGTTGCTAAATCTAAGACACTCGGATATTTGAATTCCGGAAAACTCGAGTTGGCAAAAGAAGGATTTCGATCTTTTGCAAAAAAGAAAATCAGGGATAGGAACGGGAATCTGGTTAAGGATGAAAACGGGAAACAGATGTACGAAATCCTTCCGGGTCTCATGAGTAGACGTGAGGACGAGGTGAAATTGATGGGATGAATCCTTTTGAATTGGTAAAGATAGGCGCCGGCGCTTTGATAGTTGCTGGCGCTTATTTTTTTGGCCTTCACAATGGTCAGAATTCTGAGCAGTTGAAAATTGCTCAAGCTCAAATCTCAGAACTCACAGCTACGGTCAAAAATTATGAGACACAATACAAAAATCAGGCTATCGCTCTCGCCGAGATGCGTGCTGCTGAATCTAACGCTCGCGCTGACTCTGACCGCTTGCGCTCCCGCATCACCAGTCTTGAAAAAAGAGCCAAGAGCGCTGCCGATCGAGACACAGTTCGATGTCTTGAGTTGGGAGCAGAGTGTCGACGATTACTGCAAGAGGTTCGAGGACCTATTGAATACTGTCGAAAAGCGCTACAGTAGCAAGTAAACCCAGAAGGAGGAGAAATGTCTGATATTAAAAAATCTGCTGAAATTTCACCGGACGGTCTGTATCGTTACTCCCTAGAACGCACATGGGACGAGGACAAACCGACAGTCCTTTTTGTTTGTCTTAATCCCTCCACTGCCGATGCTGTAGAAGATGATGCGACTGTCCGCCGTATGATCAATTTTGCCCGTCAATTTGGAGGCGGCCGGCTTTTAGTTGGGAATCTCTTTGCCTTCAGATCGAAAAATCGCAATGACTTGTACACAGCGAAGGATCCAGTAGGACCTGAGAATGATGAGCACTTGAGAAGGATGATTGAAGCGGCTGATATTGTTATTGCCGCATGGGGAAACTATGGCAGCTATTTAGATCGCAGTTCCCAGTTCAAAGAAACATTCAAGGGCTACGACATTAAATGTTTGGCATTGAACCAGACTGGGGAACCGACGCACCCGCTTTACGTAGCTGATGGCACCAAGCTTCAAGATCTTTAGGAGGACAAATTATGACCAGCGATTTAGAACAATATGGGATTAAGAATAGCGAGCGCACTAGATGCGAAATTTGGACTCGTGTGATGGGTTACCATCGTCCGATTTCTTCTTTCAACATCGGAAAGCAGGGAGAAGTGGCCGAGCGCAAATATTTTGACGAGAAGAAGTGCAGCTGTCGCAAATAAATTTGCTCTTTCGGCTTTTATGCAACAACCGAAAATTTCCGTTAAAACCCTCAAAAATTTCCGTTTTACATCCATATAACGGAAATCTAACGGAACCGTTAAAGTTATCTGATTGAATATTATTGATAATGTGGTGCTATTCCCGGGCACCAGATTTATTCCTGAGACCTCGCAGATTCGCGAGGTTTTCTTTTTGCCCTTCGCATTCTCCGGGACCGATAAATTGAAATCGAAGCTCATTTGAAATAATTTATTACAAATAGAGTCTATATAGGTGTTTGCAAAAATCGAATCTTATAGGTAAAATTTTATTTCTCTGTTGCCCGGGTGGCGAAATTGGTAGACGCACTAGCTTCAGGTGCTAGCGCCTTCACGGGCGTGCTGGTTCGAGTCCAGTCCCGGGCACCAGACCTAATTCTTAAGACCTCGTAGATTTGCGGGGTTTTTCTTTGTCCCAAAAATCCCTAGAACTATCCGAGCCTTCATTTCATTAGCGGGTTGCGTGGTTAGTTTAAATTCTCACTTTCAATTCTATTTGCGCGACCTAAAGCGCTCGATGCTTCCGTTCTTTCTAAAGAGACGGTTTCAGATTTGACTTTTAGTTCTCGATAATTCATGAGTATTTGGAGAGGTTAATAGCCTTTTTACGCAAATCCTTAAGGAAGCTCTGCAAAATACGTAATTTTTTTCCAATCGCCCTTCGGAGGCTTTATTTTCGAAGAATCTGACGGGAATTTTCCATCGGGGAGGAACTGATCAG